ACTACTCTAACATGAGGTACATAGTAGAATATCTTTGTAACCATTATAACGACGAAGTGGACGATGTTAACGCTAAACTAACTGACTTTATTTCTAACCTCAACTCACACCATCTTAGACCATTCATCCCACCTCCGGCTAGTGTTCAATATGCTAATATAACCACTTTGAGAGAAGATGGTACGACAACAAATACGACTTTGGAAGCCAAATCAAATCAAGATTTTATAAATCAACTCAAAGCGTATATTTCTAAGATAGACGAGTCAACAATAGAGATAACTAAGAAGAAAATATTTGACGATCTAAAGGTTAAGAAAGATCGTAAAGATAAATTTCCTTTATTAAGATTAATCTTAGGTCAAATGAGACCAGAAATATTTTTAAAATTAAAAGAATAAATTTTTAAACTCTAAAAGGAGCTTAAAAATTAATTAGTTATACAGTGTTTTGAAATAATGTCTTGTCCTTCTTTTATGGTAGTTTTCGTCTTTTGTCGTCTGTTTGAGATTTTAAATGCATTTTGGTAAATTCAAACCATAATACTTGAAGTCTTGGTTGTATCTGTTCTATTTCATAAAATGGTTCTTTAGGATCATAAATATCAGTTTGTTGTTTATTATATACCACCAACAAAGAATAAAGCTTCTCTTTACCTTCACTATTTAATTTATTATTTATCATATCTATTAACCATACTTTTTCAGCGTGATCCAAATTATCTCTTTTGTCAGTCAATCGCGTCAAAGAATCAAAGAGCATGTACGACGCCATTTATTTATACTTTGGATTTTACCACTTTTGACTATCCCATCTTTGATCGTGGGACGTCGCAACCGGAACAGTTGCGATACTCAGAAGAAATTGAATTTTACAGGAAAAACTTTATAAAAATAAATGACTGAAACAACGTATTTTTTGGAATATTTATTTTGCTGCCAATTCACCACAAATGACAAAATTATGGATTTGTTTGAAGACTTGGCGACAAAAAGGAGAAAATGTCCACTCTCCAGTAAACTCAAAACATATGGCGAAGATTACCATTCTTTGTACACTGATGTTCTCAAATCTTTTAAGATTAAAGATACCACAATCAACAATGAAAATAAAATTATTAAAAATTGGTCCTCCATAAGGAAAAAGACCTTAAAAGATATAATTTTAAAAAATTATATTATTGAGGTTAAATACAAGTTTAAATTTGATGAAGTAACAACAAACAATTTGAAACGCGACTTAATGATTGGTTTGAACTTTAAAAATGTCAACGATAAAAATATCATCATAAAGGATAACAAAATTTGTTCAATTACAGGGTTAAATTTGAGTATGAACAGCTATAGTTGGGATTATGACGTTTTTTCATACAAATAAATGAATGTGAATACTTTTATGCCTTTACCCTTTTATGCCTTTCAGGCATAAAAGGTAAGCCTTTATGATCAATATGACCATGTCCCTCCGGGACATGGCCCCATTAGTATCAAAAGGGTTAAGGTATAAAAGAGAAAATATTAATATTTTACGGTGAGAACAGCCATACCATCAAGTTTTCGATCGCATGACAGGAGAACTTTTGTTTTTGAAGGAATTTCTATTGGAGGGTCAAAATCTTCCATTATTATTTCATCGGAAACTTCTCTTTCAAACGAATATAATGATCCGGGTGAACCATTTTTTACAACCATAAATTCAAATTTCCGATTATGCTTCGATTGACTTTTAATACTCGCCGTTATGTACAAGGAATAAACAAAAATTTTATCTGGTAAAATTAGCCCTGGAGAAAAAAATAAAGTTTGTTTCAACTCGTGGTAAAAAATACCTTTAGAATTTAATGAAAATTTTTGAATTGGTGAAGGTGCAACATTTTGAATTTTCAATTTTAGGTCAGATATATCCTTTGCGATCTCGGTCTTGAATTGGTCGATATCGGAAAACTTTTTCGTTGTTTGTTTGAGAGTTGCGATATCCGACTTGCATTGGTCGATTTCAGAAAATTTCTTCATATCGATCTCAGGAATTTTCTTTGTTGTTTGTCTCAACGACTCTTCAAGTTTTGCGATATCGGTCTTGATCTCTTCCGTAAGACGAACATTTTTTGCATATTCTTCATGTGTTTGGATTTCAGAAATTTGGTTGACTTTATTCAATATATTGCTGATGATTGTTTCAATGATGTCCACTCTGGAACTCAGACATCCGACGTTATTTTCGACTCTGAACATTTATTACCTGGGGTTTTGAAAAATATATCTGATCGTGGATTCTTTTAACCATTTTCAATTCCAAAAAAATGAAATTTCTGAAAAAAATTCCTTAAATAAATACCATGTTAATTCTTATCGGAATTTTATTAATTATACTATTAATGGTCAAAAGATCCATGATAAAAAATCTTTGGATGAGTGGATCTTTTTATCCACAAATAAAATTGGCTTCTGAAAGAACCAATTTTAAACCGTTCGAGTACCCACAGTGCTATGAAAAATGGGATGTCCATGAACACGCACATTGGTCGTTCAAAGAGCTCAATATGCAAGATGACGTAAATGATTGGATAAACAAACTCAACGAGTCGGAGAAGACATTTTTAATTCAGATATTGAGATATTTCACTCAAGGAGACGTTGATGTTGCCGCCGGTTATGTGGACTATCTCCAAATTTTCAAACAACCAGAAGTTAGAATGATGTTGTTTGGCTTTGGGGCTCGAGAAGCCATGCATATTGCCAGTTACTCCCATCTGATTACAACTCTGAATTTACCCGATGTCACCTATCAAGAGTTTATGCAGTTCAAGGCCATGAAGGACAAACACGAGTTTGTTTTCAATAAGAGATTTAGGTCAAATCCAATCACAAGATTTTTCAAATTTTTATTATTTGGATACGACGAGAAACTTGAAGAAATTGCAACAAAAGTCGCTTTATTTTCGGCTTTTATAGAGGGAGTACAGCTATTTTCTTCGTTCATCATGTTATTAAATTTTACTAGGCACGGTCTTATGAAGAAAATGGGCCAAATAATTCAATGGTCAATAGCGGATGAAACCCACCATACAAACTCAATGATGCAATTGTATTGCACACTTGTTGATGAGAACAAAGATTATATTCGGTTAGACGTGCTCAAAGACAGGGTTTACTGGACTGCCAACCGAATAGTTGAGTTAGAAGACAGTTTTATCGATTTGGCATTTGAGTTTGGGGACATGCGTGACCTTACAAAAGAAGATGTCAAGAACTACATAAGATATATCACAGATAGACGACTTACCACCATGGGATATCAGGGAATTTACAAGGTTAAAGAAAATCCTTTGGATTGGGTTGAAGACATCCTTAATGCCCCCACTCATACAAACTTTTTCGAAAACAAGCCAACCGAGTATGCCAAAGCGAGTTTGACGGGAGACTGGTGGTAGGGTTAATTTTGACCTTTATTTTGAAATTGGGAAAAAATCAACTTTTCCCCTAGGGTGTAGTGGGAAAAATTTGAAGTTTTCAATTTTATGCTTCCAAGAAGCATAAAATTGTCTAGTGGGTAGCATCCACTTTTTGATGTGTTGATGGTTAAAGCGACCTTAAACTTAGTATTTGTATCCCCATCGAGGATTTATTGAAACCCCAAATCATTTTTCAACCACTACGACTAAATCATTAGTTTGAACAACTAGTTGTTCAAAACTAACTTTTTTACTATAGTCTCTAGCTATAGGCGTATAACCAGACATACAATACCACAAAATAGTATCAATTAATTTTTCAGATAGGCGAGTACCATTTTCATAAGTATACTCCACATAATTCGGGTGTGTATCGAAATAAAGGTGCTGATTAAGGGTAACATTAAAATATTTTTTATACTGGGTTATCAACTCTTTAACCTCGCATAAAATTTTATGGTTCGGTCTATCAACCGCAACCAAATCAAAGCATATATGGGCCCCGCATAGTTTACCATTACAACCGGGCAAACATGACATTTCTCGGCTATCTAAGTTTTTGGGTAAGACATTTGGATTGTGTTGCATAGCCCAACATATTCCACCTTTGGAATATAGAATGTCAACCATAGCTAGACGAACAACAGATAAGTTGTAAACATAGTTTTCCAATATTATTACCTCGCGTTTAAAATGTTTAGGTACCGTTATCCATAGAAAAGTATACACGAATACCTTTCGGTCTGGATTGAGTTTTATGAATTGGTTAACCATATTAAATTTAGATTTTGAAGATACTATAATATGCATCTCTAATGGTTTCAGATTTGTTTCATCAAAATTAATGGTTCCTCGAAACTCTTGTTTAAGTGGTAATTGAGGTGTGTTATACATGTTGTTGAAAACTGTTTCATATTTGGTGTCAACCATCCATGTTCTACTGGTATCGCTTTCAATAGATAGAAAATTACCAACATTATTTAAAACTCGTTTGAAAGCTGTCGTTGACTCGGCTTTCTTTATCAACTCTTTATCAAACGCATCAGAATCAAATTTTTCACACAACGCACTCACCAAAGAACAACATTGCAGATCACACATTAAAAGAACAAGCTTCCATTCACCTGTAAAAGTATGTAAATTTTTAAATTTAACATTTTCTGAAGTTAAGGTAAATTGATCCTCGCTGGCTTCGGTATCTATTCCATTCACATGCAGATATGTTTCAAGTTCATTGAAAGCATCAACCAAAATTGGATTTTTAGGACCAGAGACAACCATACAATTGTTGACAAAAAAATCAAAACGGTTATTCATATCATAATCCCATCCACATAGCAAACCGACACTGGTCTCTAAAGGTTGGTGGATAGGTTCTAAAATTTTATTATCAAAATCAAGGAAGATTATACCTTTAGGATTGAAGAGAAGTAACATATGCTCTGCTATGTCCTTTCGTAAACCTATTAGGTTATCACCGTTGTCTAACATTAAAAAATTTAATAATGATGTATTTTCACCATTATATAAAAAAGAAAAATTATATTCATCCCAATCGATAGAGAAAAAATCTACAACTTCAATATTTTTTCTCAATTCGGTCAACTCAAACAGCAGTGAAATCTGTTCTTCGGTCACATTACCAAAATAGTAAACAATAATTTGTCTGCTGTGGTGAATTTCAGCCATAGTTTTTAAATTTTGTTGATATGTGTAAATTTCTGTGTTTGGTATTGGGTTAACTCCGTTTTTAATACGTTTAGGAAATGCTACCAACCAAATGTACCCAATTGGCGCTTCAACACTAATCTCTATCGGGCCAGTTTTTGAAAGTATATGTTCAATCATTTATTATTTTTAAATTTCGGTTTAGTGATAAGGTTACAAAATATTATTGTTGTCGGACTTTATTAGTCAGTTTTAAAGAAATTTTTTTATGATTGATTACAACCAAATATCTACAGATAATAAATATGTCTTTATTTAAAATCTACAATCCTATAGAGGATGTTATCGCTAAAGTTAACTCGGGTGCGGGTGGTGGAGGAGTACCATCTACCGGAGGAACTTTTACAGGTGATATTATTATGGCTCCGCCGGCTAAAGTGACTCAATCAACACCGCCAACCGGTCCATCTGACCTTGTTAATTTAGGCTATCTCCAGTCCAACTATCTTCCACTTGTTGGTGGTACTCTAACTGGTAACATGGTCATGTCTGGAACTACTGAGATTATTCAATGTACCCTACCCACTACAAATTGTTCTCTCTCCAACAAACAATATGTTGATGCTCAAGTGGCAAATGCGACTGTCCCAGACGCAACTACTTTAGCCAAGGGAAAGATCCAATTGGCCGGTGATTTGGGTGGGGTTGGAACATCTGCAGTAACCCCCACAATCTCTAATCAAGCCGTTACTAATATCAAGTTGGCTAATTTTGTTGGAAATAGTAAGCTTAAGGGGTCCAGTAACACGTCTGCAAATGCAACTGATATCTCTTTAGGGTCAAATTTGATCATGAATGGGACAACTTTAGATGTCAACCCAACGAGTGTTCCAACTATACCAGTGCCTGTTAGTCAAGGTGGGACAGGAGTGACTACTTTACCGGCAAAATACGTTGTTTCTAATGGAACTGCACCGTTTTCAAGTGTTGCAAGTATTCCAGTTGCCGACGTTTTGGGGGCGGTTTTGACAGTCAACGGAGTTGCTCCGGTAGCTGGAAACGTTACCGTTGTTATCGGTAACGTGTCTACTGGTCAATATGGAGGTGGACCACCTTCACCACCTTTTCCACCCAGTCCGGCTGAAGGGGACATTTACATCATAAATGGAGACCCAACACCAGCCAACAATGGAAGAAGTTTTATTTACGATGCCAACACAACTTCTTGGCTCGAGTTTACCATAAACCAAGCTTCTACCGATCTTCGTTATCTTTTACGCACTACAGATACTTTCACGGCTCCAGGTACTCTCACCTTTCCAACTACATCAAAAATAATTTTAGCCGACAATGCCGTTAACGGCACTGACGCCATGAATTTGAATACGTTCAACAATTTGAAGGCCGGTCAATCTCGTTTTGGAGTGATCGAATTTAGCCCTACTGGAGATTTAACTGATTTGGGTGGTCCATCAGCCAATTCGGGTATCGCTGTGGTCAAACCCGCATCGATTGGTGTGGCTAAATTAAACCTAAGTGGTGCATCTCGTGTATTTGGTTCAAACAACACCAACAACAACGTTACCGAACTGACAATGGGATCTGGGATCGAGATAACTAGTGGTGGTGTACTTCAAGCTAATTTGAGCGGGGGTGTTATAACCAATACTCTTGTTTCTAATACAAACAATATTAGTTCCAATGTGGCTGGTACAGTGGCCAATTTAACCATTTCACCCGGTACCATATCACAGGTGGTTGGGTTAAACGCTGGTGGTGTTTTAGTCCAAGCCGCTGGTTCTTCTCTACCACTCTCGAACAATTTGACTTCAAACGAAAATGTTATTAGTTCCAATGTGGCTGGAAACCAGTCTAATTTGACTATCGCCCCTGGTACTTTGTCCCAACTTGTTGGGTTAGATGGTAGTGGTGTTTTGGTTCGAGCTTTGAATAGCGCTCTTTCTCTCCCTAACAATTTGACTAGTTCTGGAAACTCTGTTACGTCTAACGTGGCCGGTAACGCATCTGTGTTGACTATTGCCCCCGGTACTTTATCCCAACTTGTTGGGTTGGATGGTAGCGGTGTTTTGATTCGAGCAAGCGCAACCTCATCTACTACAAATTCTTTGGTTGGTGGAAGCAATTGTATAGTTTCAAATGTTAACGGTGTTGTATCAAATCTAACACCTGCACCTGGCACTGTAAACCAAGCTATCGGGTTCGATGCGGGTGGGGTTTTAGTTAAAGGTCCGGTAACTACTACAACCACAAATGTTCTAACCACATCCACAAATACTATTGTTTCAAATGTTAATGGTGTTGCTGCAACCCTAACTCCTGCACCAGGAGTCATTAATCAACTTTTAGGGTTTGACATTGGTGGTTCTTTGGTTGGTGGAAATTCTTCAACCGCTTTACAGAAAGCCAATGCTACCGCTTATGGGGTTGTTAAGTTAGATACCACGCTTGGTAGCGATTTGGTTGTTGGAACAAGTGATGGTATAGCTAAAATTAGACCCACGGCATCAAATGGTCAACTATTAGGGTCTAATACAACCTCAACAACTGTTCAAAATATCACGTTGGGGCCAAGCTTAACTCTAAATCCCAGTGGTTCTATTCTCAGTGCTCAAATATCGTTCTTCAATGGCACTAACCCTAGTATAACTGATCCTACAGACAGGCCAACAACTTCTGGTGTTTTGTATTATGGTGTAGATGCTAGCACATGGTACTATAATGGGTCGAATTACGTAACAAACAATGGGGGGGGAATGCCATTTACATCTGGTGTTGTCCCCGCAAATACATCTGTAACTCTAGATACAATTTCCGCGCAATGGTATCCCACAGATAATATTTTTAGATTAAAATGCTCTTCTCCTGGTGGAATTTTAGCAACCCTTATTGGTCATTCTGACGATGCTGGATCTCTATCACCGTCTGGTGCGGGTGTTAGAAACAATAATTACGGAGCTACTAAAGCCTATACATCGTTTGATTATATTCCTAGTTTGACATCTGGAAATGCCGACCCTAATATAGTTCCAGGTATTCAATGGATACATGTTTTTGATTATGTTACTTTAAAAGTATATCTACTTTTACTTAAAGGGCCGGTTTCTTTACCCGTGGAAAATTCATATATCGCTATTAAACGTTTATGGTAATTTTTAAATCTTTGGTTGCTTTTAAACCATAACTTAATGGTTGTATTGGCCGGTACTTGATGTTTTTCGAGCCATTTGGTCAAAAAGTAGTGCGCTCAGATTTTTATAAAAATCAACTTTCTTGCCCGTAGATTAGGTAGAGTTAAACCATAAATCTTTCATGTTCTTGGAACATGAAAGTCCAAATAATACAAATAATAAAGAAGATGGAAAATTTAACTATAGTCGCATTCTTGGTTGGATTTTTTGTAACGTGGATAACTATCCATAAAAGAGTTATCAAAGAAAAAAAACCACCGTATGGAATGGGTGACCACAGTTTGATCAAAAACTATCAATATAAACCAACCTACCATAAAAGGTTGGTTTTAATCATTGAATCTTTCTCAAATATTGAAGACCTTTTAACTTTAATCAGAAATATTTTAAAACAAGAAATTAAGGTTGATTCAATCATATTAATATCGAAAAATGAAACTTTAAATAAGGTTCAACTGATCCAAAATACGTGTATATTAAACAAAGTGGGTGGATTGTCGTTTTTATTAAAAGAAAGCAGTAACAACACCATACTTTTGTTTATTCGTTCGGGCGGATTTGATGCTTTCTCTGAGCCACAATTTTTGCCGCGGTTTTTAAACTCCAACTTTTCAACAACGAATCTTGTTAAGATTGATACTGACTCTATCAATGTTGATATTGATAGAGTGTATACACAATATTGAACAACACTTTTAGTGATTATTCGAATAGTCAAAAATTTCAACCAGGGGAACCAACCATGAAGCTTAAAATTGAATTTTTTTCGGGAAAAAATATAAAATAAAACATGACTACAAAGAGCCAAGAAAAGTATCAAAAGATTGATCTATCAAGTGTTGATAGAAAAAAGATCAAACACAACCATGGGATTGAGACGAATGAAAAAATTAAAATTTATGATGAAATCAAGCACGTCAAAGAATTGTGGACCTTTCCAACCAACAAAATGAAGAATATTCGTTGTCATTGGGATCATCACGTTTTTGATGGTATTGGAATATTCTGCCCTCTGACATATAGACCCAAACAAGTAGCCAAAATTGGACAGAATGATGTCAAAGTACGAGCCAATAATGGAGCATCTGATCCAAATACCAGTTATATGATTAAAGAAAATGTTCCCACATGTAAGGATGTTTCAAACCTTGGAAAAAATTTAATCGAAATAACAGATGCCTATTACGAAGTTGATGGAGTGTTTTGTTCTCCAGAGTGCTGTTTGGCCTTTATCAACGAAGAAAAATCAAAGGTTGGAGGATCCAAATATACCGACTCTGAAAGATTGTTGCATTTTATGCTTGGATTGACTTCTCGGATTTCACCAGCAAATCATTTTAGATTGTTGTTACCCTATGGGGGCAATTTGACCATAGAACAATTCCGCAACAACAACAAAATCATAAAGTATGAATATTGTGGTACAACCGTCCTTATTTCCCACTTGTTTGAAAAGAAGATCAACTTGTCCACAGATTAATCCTTTCTTTATAACCCTTTCAAGCCCTTTGGGCTTAAAATCTTTTAAGCCTTTCGCAGGCAGTGGGAAACCATACCCCGAAGGGGTATGGTTTCTCTGACCACAAAGGCTTACTTCCGGGCAAATTTGCCCGGAAAAGAGTTAAGGTTAAAAATAAGCAGCAAATTGAAAAAAATACCTAAAAAAATAAAAAAAATAATAAAAATAATAAATATATATGATGGAAGAAACCTTGAAATTTTTTGAAACTACTAGGATGTATTCCATCCTTAAAGAAATATGCGAATTGTTGGAATTAAATTATGATCTAAACGACTTTAAACAATCTTCGCCATTTTGGCCATCAGACGAAACATCATATGCATGTTTCCTATCCGTGTTAGAAAACGAATATGACGTGTTTATGAGTCAAAAAATGACTCGAAGTAAGACAAGTCTTACTCGATTTGTTGTCGATGAGATCATGAACATGTTAGTAAAATACGTGCCAGATGATAAGATTGAAGCAAGCATAGATACAAGATGTGTTATATGTTTGTTCAACAAGGCTAAGATTGAGTTTAAATGTGGGCATACACTTGTTTGTCAAAAATGTTTTAATCTATTGGTTATAAGAAGCATAAAAACATGTCCACTATGCAGACATGTATTAAATTAACCCTAATATTCTATTCCACTAATTCTACTAACTTTAAAGGTGCATGCACCTTTAAAGTTTAATAATTTATATGATCAATAATTAACTACATTGGAATTGTGGTTACAAGAACCACATGTGGTAGAACAATTTCCTCCACAGCTTGATGCCGACCATCCTGCCATATTGCACGATTTTTGTGTTGAATTGCAACCACATTTGTTATAACTTTTACAGTCATATTTTTCATTGCACTCACATGTTGGAGGAAATCTAGCGTTTCCATACTCGTAACAGTGTTTTGTCAGACAATGTGATGTACTTTGAGTTGGTCGAAGTATAGACTGCACAAATGGTTGTACACCAGGAATTCTACAATGTGATCCCATATGTAACCCTCCAAGATTGTGAATAGGGCCGGGATAATGAGGGTATGGGCCAATTTTATTTCCAATTTCTGACTCGAAAGAGTTGGATGGGTGAACAATATCCCACGATCTTTGATCGTAGGACGTCGCAACCGGAACGGTTGCGACATTCATCATCCATGGAGGAATTGAAGCCACTGCCATCTGTCCATTTCCGTTTGTTTGAGACATTTTTATTAACTCTTTTTTCCCATGAAGCAAGTCAACCCTGAAAAGATATGGTTCCGACCGTGTCAAAAGGCTGAAAAGACTTATAATAAAGATGCCTCCGAAGAATAATATATATACAGTGACAAAAGTCGAACATGAGTTTGGTGAGACCAAAGTGAGACCAAAATTTACCAAGATGCCTGAATTGTACCTTGAACTTTTAATAAATAAAAAAAAGGTTAATCCGACCCTAGCATCGGAAAAATACACACATCATTACGAACCCCTTGTTTCAAGCGAAGAAGAATCAAACGTTGGTTTTAAGCCTATTCCAAGGATAACATCTGTCCAAAGAGATAATGGCGATGATCGACCATTTGATAAACCAGTTGATTTACCGCGAAAGGGGACATTTAATTGGGAATCGTCTGAATCTATGGACACATCGCCCATAATTAAAAAAAAAATTACTCGATTGGTAAGTAGTTCACCACAAATTGAAACCATATCTTCAAATCGATATCGAAAGGTTAAAAAGTCCATAATTTCTTCATATTACAAAACATCAAAAGGTGGTGGTGGAAACGACTTGAATAACAATAAAACAGAAAGGGAAGAAAACGATGCTCAACCACCACCTTTAAAAGAAATAAAAAAAACTTTTGGTGAAAATAAGCCTAACATAAACACTTTTGAAGGCTATGAAGATGCAAAGGACGAAGACGATAAAAAACGCGAGTTGTTGTTTAAATTTAAACGTTTGAGGAAAACCTACCCTAAAGTCGATTTACCAAATTTTGATATGATGTCAAACCACGACAGTATGAAAAGAACCTACGATTCAACCATGAAAAATTTGGCTATAGATTCGACTGTTGAAACGTACAAGTCATATTTGATGATGGGCTTTATGGCCTGTGAAATTGTGTTGGGTAAAGTTGGATTTGATATGGAGGGATACACCCAACAACAAACATTGTATATGAACAAGTATGAAAAACTTCTTATAGAATTGGGTGAAAAATCTTACGTTCCTTCATCCATAAATAAGTGGCCTGTTGAAATTCGATTAATGGCCCTTGTCCTCTTTCAAACAACCATCTTCATTGTGTCGAAAATTATCGCCAAAAAGACTAATGTTAACCTTTTACAAATGTACAACAGTGTAAATGGTGCTTATGAAACACAACAAACGAGAAAGATTCCAAACGATAGTGCAACTAGAGGTACAAGTAGTGGGTTTGCAAGTGGTGGGAGTTCTCCATTAACTTTTATCCCAAAAACAAAAAGGACAACATCAACCACATCTGAAGGGCGGATGAAAGGTCCATCCGCAACCAGAGATTAATTTTTTATTTGTTCAATTTTAGGCTTGTGTTAAGCCTAAAATTGAATTTTTCTCTAAAAAATATTTTTCAAAGAAAAATATGGACTTCTTATCCTTAGATGAAATAATTTATATCACGCGATTTCTAAGCTTGAAAAATACCTTTAATTTTATCAAGAGTTTAAACTATGTCTTCACCAACACTGAAGAAAAATCAATGTTGGTAAAAAATAAAAAACTCGTGGTCATTGAGAACGTGTACAATTCTTATTTTGAACAAAAAGGTTCAACAAACCATTCATTTGAAGAATTGAAAGAAATTGGAGTTCTTTTATCCACGAAATTGAAGTCGAAGATTTAATATGTTTTATGGCTAATGTGTACCCAAATTGTCCTCGTTTGAAAGATACGATTCTTTTCGACCTTTTAAAAGTATGCAAATTTTCCATGGTAGATTTGAGCCTTATGAGAGTTCATTTCAGGTTTGGGAAAACTGACTTGATTGAAATGAAAATAAAATAAATTTTTCAAACATTTTTGTTTTTATGGTTTGTTTGACCATTATCAACTTAAAAAGTGGTTACTAAGGCACTAGCAAATTTTATGATTGAGATAACCATTTAAAATTTTTCCTAGGTTACCCCCTTTGCTTTTTATGAATATTGAAAAAGTGGATTTTTTATGGTTTTTTCAAGCATAAAAAATTAAAGTTTCTTTTTATTGTGATTAAGTCATAAATTTTAGTCATAGTCGATTCCAAGATCTATAGAGCATATTTTCCTTGTATTTTGCGTATGCAACATTGTTTATGGTTCTGTATGGGATATACTTGCATATTGACAAAAACCATCTTTACATTCACAAACAACGTTGTCGTTACCAATGCAAAATATTAATAGTCTCAATCGTGTATCAAGTTCGACGGGAGCTTGAGTTATCGGGAGTGGTGGTGGCCACATACGTGGATCGGCGCATTTACCACGTCCTTGGGAACCAATTCTACAATAGCTACTACAGCATTCTAAGCTGTCATATGGTAAAGTGCATGTTTCCCCATTTGGATGACACATACCGCACTTACCAAGTCGGAACAAACACTTTAATCCCCCCGAACAGTCGATGTCAGTCAGACATTTGTTCTTGTTGGGCTCGCATCGACTTGTACCGTTGAGACCGGGAATGATCTCACATGTTGTACCCGGGCAACACTCTGACAAAAAACCAGAACCCGTAGGTTCACACGTTGTATCGACTTTACGGCACGCAGTACACACGTTGTTTACGCACGCCAACCACGAGTCGCAATCTTCATCAATTTGGCATGTTTCACCAGCGTGCTGGCAACTACCTAAATTATATAATAATATAGTCTGTAAGACAAGTAACACTTCAGGTCGCATTTATTGTATGAGTAATACTAGAAAAAATTTAAGAGTAACCATGAACAATTTTTCCTGTTGTTACTGAATCAAAAAAGGGTCAGTTCAAAGCTAAACTAAACCACAACACAAATAACGGCATTATTACTCATAGAATAAACATGGGATCAGCTGTTTCTAAAAATATAACCAAAGCGGCCACTGAAGCCGTGGCCAAGGTTTCCAATGACATCATTATGTCAACCAAGTTGTCTACAGACCAAACACAAGTCATAAGTGTGACTGATGTAGACGGAGATGTGCACATTTCTGGCAATACTTTCACTCAAAAAGCCAACTTAAATATCAAATCTTTAATGAACACACTCGTACAAGAGGATATACAACAAGCTTTAACTATGCAAATTGCTCAAGCGTGCAAAAGCATTGTAAGCGGTCTTAATATTTTTCAATTTCCAAACGCTCAAAATGAGATCAATATATTTTTAAAGGCCAGTGCCGAACTTATGAACACCATATCTTTGAGTTGCGCTGCAAGTTTGTCAGAAAATCAAGTGATTACTGTATCGCGAGTCAAAGGTAATGTTTATATCGAGAACAATGTCATGTCACAAATGGCTGACATCTTTCAGTCTTGCATACAAGATGCCGTATCAAAAAATACCATTTTCCAACAACTTCAGGAAAAAATCGATCAAAGTGCGACTGCTAAAGCCGAAGGATTGGATTTGTGGCAAATTATCATCTTGATTGCCCTAGTTCTGGGTATACCGTTTATTTCTGTGATTGGAGGCGTTGCAGTCGTGGGACGGTATTTATTTCCTTTGAGTATCGTTGCTGGGGCTGGTTGTTTGGCAGCATATTATACTTGGGTCGATGAGAGTGTCTACTCTCATGCCTTTTCAACCCTAATAAGAAATCTTCCAAACTGCAATGCGCAACCACTTACCTCGACATCCAACGCTTTTTTAAACTCGAGTGCCGCTGCACAAGCATGCGCCAATAACAAAAGTTGTGTTGCATTTGATTGGCAGGGGGTTGTTATTGACCAGGGGGGCAACCATATTTCATTTAATCCACCACAAACAACATTTTATGGTAGTGTTGGACCAGGTTGTGAACAAGCAATAACAAGTTCTCCTGATCATTCAAAGGTTTTCCGCAACCCTATTTTTATCAAAGGTAATGGTCCTCCAACCAAGGCTGAAGGTGACGTGTACTTGGATGCATCAACTGCCGACTACTACTTTTTTGACCAAAATACACGTAGTTGGTTGAAACAAGGATCATTTGCACACTCTGACTTTACCAGTCGGAACTCAATCAATTGGGGTACCATCCCACCTGTACCTTCGACTCAAGGTGTAGCTGGAAGTATATATGTTTATTATGCCGCAAGCAACCCTATATATTTTCATGTTTACGTCAAAAACCCAGACGCGTGGAAGCTTTACACTCCTCCATTGAAGGGTCCTGGTCTCATCGCAGATGCTCCAACCAATATCAATGTCACAGGTTTTACAACCATAAAACATCGAAATTGGTTGTTATACTTGGGTGCAGCATTACTTGTTGTTGGAGTTTTAGGGTCTGTTGTTGCCTTTACATCAAAAAAACCAAGTTCCAATATTTCTGCTAGAGTGGCACCATCACCGGTTAGAAGGTCCACCAATCCATTCGATGAGGACGACTAAATTTTTATTTTTTAAAGTTCTTTGGAACTTTAAAAAATTAATAAACTATTTTGTATTTGAAGTTTCCATCGTCGAGCTCAGATTTAGAATTGGTCCATCCAGTTAGTTCTTTGATTTGGCTCCACAAGTCTTTTTTGTTTGAGTTGGAGACGTTCAAGAGTCGATTCATTAAATCTTTTCGTTGTATGACAGCCGTCTCATTTCGTTCATGTTGTTCTTTGATGCTAGTCAAAATATCTTCGAACGCTTCTCTTATAGACTCGCTTTCCTCTTCTTCTAGGTCAATAGTTTCGATGTGTTCTCCAATCTGGTAGGTTAGTCTCTTGAAGTCCAATGGTGGTGGGATGACATCTTCTTCTTCCAGGCTTTGATCTAACCTTGTTCTGATAAAGTTGTTGATGTAGTCGACACTGGCGTCATAGTTGTTAACGATAAAGGTGACTATGTCCTTTAAATCTGTAAACTTGATTCCATGGTACATTTCGGACCTGTTATCTTTAAAGTCTCTCGAGTGCATAAAAATCGTTTGTGGCTATGTAGATCCATTCCATCTTTCTCT